CAAGTATTAATAGAATATGTGAAGTGCGTAAAGGATACCCCTTACGCACTTCGCACATATTTACAGACCTATGATAATACTGTGTCAAAATATGTTCCTTTAGAATTATTTCCTGACCAAGTTTCTTTGTTAGACGACTACGAAAACTATAACGAAAATATTGCATTAAAATATCGTCAGGCGGGAGTTTCTACCGTAACTGCCGCTTGGGCATCCAAAAGATTAGTATTTGCTAAAAAAACAAAACCAGAAAAAATATTGATTATTGCCAACAAACTTGATACCGCTCAAGAAATGGCAAACAAAGTTCGTGGATTTGTAGAACAATGGCCTTCGTGGGTTGATATTGGTTTTACAAAAGAAAAAAATTCACAAAGACACTATAAATTAACAAATGGTTGTGAAGTAAAAGCGGTTGCAACATCAAAAGATGCCTTACGTGGTTATACACCGACTATATTAATTTTTGACGAGGCTGCATATATTGAGGCCGATTCAGATTTTTGGTCCGCATGTATGGCGTCCCTATCTACGGGTGGTAAAGTAATTGTGATTTCAACACCAAACGGTCACGACCCAATTTATTATGAGATTTATGACCAAGCCGACAGAGGTATGAATGATTTCAAGGTCTCTGAAATGTATTGGTATAAAGACCCAAGATATACAAAGGATTTATATTTAGTTCAAACCGAAGATATAATCGATTATTTTTTAAATAAAGAAAATTACAAATCAGACCAAATAATTCATATGGAGGATTACGATGTTAATAATCCTGAACAATATGAAAAACTGAAACATTATATGTCAACAGGATACAAACCTAGTTCTTCTTGGTTTGAATCTATGGTAAAGAAACTTAAATATGACAAACGTAAGGTTTCTCAAGAATTGGAATGTAATTTTTTGGGTTCAGGAGATAACGTTTTTGATTCAAAAGTATTACAAAAAATAAGAGAAAATTTTATCAGAGAACCTCAAAACAAAATGATGTCGAATTCTCTTTGGATTTGGAACGAGCCGGTTACAGGACACAAGTATGTTATGGGTGTCGATGTTTCGAGAGGAGATTCTGAGGACTTTTCAACTTTTCAGATTATAGATTTTGACACAAGAGAGCAGGTTGCAGAATTTGTTGGAAAATTACCTCCCGACATTATGGCTGAGATTTGTTACAAATGGGCAAATATGTATTCTGCGTTTGTTGTAATTGATATAACAGGAGGAATGGGAGTATCTACATCAAGAAAAATGCAAGAACTCGGATATAAAAACTTGTATGTTGATGGTGTTGACTACCAAAACAAATGGAAATATGACCCCAAACAAGCCGAAAAAATTCCTGGTATAAACTTCAATTCCAAAAGGGTTCAGATAATTGCATCTTTTGAAGAAGCAATTAGACACGAATTTAATTTAAAAAGTTCAAGATTATTAAACGAAATGAATAGTTTTGTTTATATAAACGGAAGACCTGACCATCAAAAAGGTGGGCACGATGACTTAATTATGTCAATTTCAATGGCCTTGTATGTTGCGGAAGCTTCTTTTAGTCAACTAACAAAAGTTACGGAACAAACGAAAGCAATGATAAATTCTTGGACGGTAGAAAACGATGATTTACCTTCACGCTCAATTGCTTTCAATCCCCAAATACCAAACTTTTCATCAAGATATCAAGACCCCAATTTAAATTCAGGACCGTCAAGGGAGGACTATATGAAATATAATTGGTTATTTGGTGGGATGAGATAATATTTATTTAGAACTACAAAACTATTGTTTATCTATTTATAGTTGTAGTTAATTTTATTCTATGGAAAATAATCAAAATCTTACAGTTTGGCAAAGGCTGACCAAAACATTTGGACCCTATTCATTGTTAGGTCAGGACTACCCAACTTATCAATATGACAAAACGGAGTTATTAAAAACAACTTCAAAACAACAATACGAAAAAGAAAAATTACAGGCTCAGCAAACTTATTACTTAGCCAATCAGTGGACCAAAATTGAGAATAATTTATATACTCAAGCCACTTACTATGAACCAACAAGGTTAGCATCGTTTTACGATTTCGAATCAATGGAATATACCCCAGAGATTTCTGCGGCACTTGACATCTATGGTGAGGAATCAACAACAGTAAATCAAGATGGTCAAATGGTTCAAATTTACTCTGACTCACAAAGAATAAAATCTATTTTAACTGATTTATTTAATAACGCACTCGATATCAATACAAATTTACCGATGTGGACAAGAAATACTTGTAAATACGGTGATAATTTTGTGTATTTGAAACTTGACCCTGAAAAAGGTGTTGTAGGTTGTATGCAATTACCAAACATCGAAATTGAAAGATTAGAGATGGGTATGGCATCTAAAACTTATAATACGGAGGCGGACCCAAAAAACACCGGTCTGAGATTCAAATGGAAAGCTCGTGACATGGAATTTAACTCTTGGGAAATCGCTCACTTCAGATTATTGGGTGACGACAGAAAACTTCCATACGGAACATCGATGTTGGAAAAGGCAAGACGTATTTGGAAACAATTGATTTTGGCGGAAGATGCGATGTTAATTTATCGTACATCAAGAGCCCCTGAAAGAAGGATTTTTAAAGTGTTTGTCGGTAATATGGATGACCAAGATGTTGAGGCATATGTAAATCGTGTGGCAAATAAGTTTAAACGACAACAAGTTGTTGACCATAAAACAGGAAATGTGGATATGAGATTCAACCAAATGGCGGTTGACCAAGATTATTTCGTTCCTGTTCGTGACCCAGCACAAGCAAGTCCTATTGAAACTTTAGCAGGTGCTCAAAACTTAGCTGAAATTGCCGATATCGAATATATCCAAAAGAAATTATTGACCGCACTTCGTGTTCCAAAGGCGTTTTTAGGGTTCGAGGAACCTGTTGGTGATGGTAAAAATCTATCATTGATGGATATTCGTTTTGCAAGAACAATCAATAGAATACAAAAAAGTATGTTGGCAGAAATGAATAAAATTGCCATCATACATTTGTTCTTATTAGGTTTCGAAGATGAATTAAGTAATTTTACATTAGGTTTGAATAATTCATCTAAACAAGCTGACTTATTGGCGGTTGACGTATGGAAAGAAAAGATATTGCTTTATAAGGATGCTGTTACCGCAATTGAAGGAATTGCACCTGTATCAGTTTCTTGGGCTAAAAAACATGTCCTTGGATTCTCTGACGAGGAAATCAAATTAGACTTACAACAACAAAGAATTGAAAAAGCGGTTGCCGCCGAATTAACAAATACCGCAACTATCATTGTTCATACAGGTATATTCGACAACGTTGATAAATTATATGGTCAACAAACAGGAACTACTGCTGCTGCAGGAGCAACACCACCTCCACCACCTGAAATGGGTGGGGGAGCGCCTCCACCACCGCCACCAGGTCCTGAACCAGGTGGAGAAGCGGGAGTTACACCCGAATCAAGAAGAAGAGATAATATGAATATATTACTCGAAAGTAATGATTTGATAAATGAAGATGACTTTATAGATTTATCTAAAGTTAGAAATTCTTTGGGTGATATTGGAAACGAACTTGATAGAATACTAAATGACTAATATTTATTATAAAATATTTGCAAATGAAAATAGGTGTATTAAAATCAAGAGTTGAAAAATTACTTTCTGAATCATACGGAAAAGGAACCTTCAAAGAAGAAATAAAAAACTTCAATAGAAATGTTTTATCAAATAAAAACATATCTAAATTATTTTTTCTTTATGATGAGTTATCAACAAATAAAGGGTACGACCAAAAATTGGCTGAGGATTTTGTTTTTGAATCAATCACAATGTTTGAAAACGTCATAAATAAGACAGACAAAAAAGATTTGGAAAAACTTAAAAAGTGGGTCATTAGTGTTAATTCACATAATCAATACACCGACATAGATAACTTGTTTTATAACTCTGTCGATGTTCTACATTTGGAAAACAAAGTTAGAAGTAAAAGAGTTATTGTTGAGGGATTAAAAAAAACTCCTATCAATGAAAACAAAGAAACGATTCTTTTACCTCTAAGTTCTATGGTTAAGGTTGCGAATAAAACAATCGACGATTTTATATCAAATCTGAATGAATCAGAAAAGAAGGAACTCAACACTTTATTGTCTCAGGATGAGACCGTATTACGAGAAAAATATCAGAGATTAAAAGACGAAGCAATTGTAAAATTGATTGTTGTTTTGGAATCTGAAAATGAACAAAGTGTAAAAAATACAATCAACGAAACTATAGATAATATCAAATCAAAGAAATTTGACAGATTAGAGTACTTCAAGTTAAAGAACTTGGTTGATAACTTATAATTTTTTGACAATCTGACAATCTTTATCTAACTTTTTTTCAGATAAATAAACTCTGAAAAAAGTGAGAGAATGAAGAAAGGGAAAACCGCTAAATTAAGCGGGTTCAAATCGTCAAAAATTAGTTATGGAACAGTAGATTCAAAAAACTTAAAATCAATTTACATTAACATTCAAACTTGGGTTCAACCAAAGGACGATTATGACAATTGGACAAGAATTGTCTTAAATATGTCAAGAGCGGTTAAACATGTTGTATTCAACTGTATCGACAAAGAAATGTTTGACGAAAAATTTATAGTCGATTTGGATTTAAGAACAAGTGGAATCCAATACAAAAAAAGGTCTTTTATGAATTTAGAAATTAACCTTTATTTATTAGAAGAGATGGATTTCAAATCAACAAAATTGAAAAAATCAATAAAATCTATGGTAAGTTGTATTCACTCTGACATATTCAGACGAAACGAATACTTTGATTTTCATTTAAGTAAAAAGGACAAAACTGAACTTGTTGAGGTATAAATATAAAGTTCGAGGTATTTATATAAAAATATCGATATGAACGAACTTAAAATATTGAAACCCTATGAATCAGGGAAAGGAATTCTTATTGAGTATGATGCGGGATATGTGTCACCAAAAGAGTTCGGAAATCAAAATATTTTGATGGAATCCAAAAGTTTTATGGACCACAGTAAACCTTTCGAGTTTTATGCGGTTTTACAAAAATATAACACACCAAATCGTAATGGTAGGATTTACCCTGAGAAAATATTAAAAAGAGAATCGGAAAACTATAAGAAAATGATTAATAAGGGTGTTTCTCTTTCTGAATTGAATCACCCTGAATCATCTCTTATAGATTTAGATAGAGTTTCTCACATCATCACTGATATATGGTGGGACGGGAAAATATTGA